CACGCAACTTAGTAATGTTAGTTATCTGCCATTGCTTCATATCAATACCCTTCATGACACCTAACCACTTATTACGTAACAGTGCAAACTCGTTGATAATTTTTTCAAAGTCAACAACGTCTGCTTCACCGTCTACGTATTTTTCTACGTCACGACTGCTTAATGCTCGTTGATAGTTTTCTAGATATTGTTTAAAGAACTTACTGCGGGTTCTTCGTAATTCGATGTTAAGGTATTCTAGGATTGCCTCAATTTCTTGTAGTTGTCCAAAACGTTCTTCAACTATACCAGGCAAGTTTGCGGCTTGCTTTTCTAAGTTGCCAAACAGTCTTGTTTCCTTACGTGCTTCTCCTAATTCATTCTCATACCAAAGAATTGCATCCGGAATATTGCCTATGTCTTGGGTAACCCTAGAATACCAATTAATCATTTAATCCCACTCTTCGTAATCACTGGAATATTCATCTTCTTCATCGTCATCGATTTCGTCACCTTTTTTGCCTTGTAGATCTTCAACCGCTTCACCTAAATAGGGATCTTCGGCGCCTACAGCATACAGGATATCTTCATCAACACCGTTGTCTTGACACCACTTAACAAATTGCATTGCTAATTGTTCTTTGTTAGCCTTTGGGACATACTCACTAAAGATATCCCAAAGGTCAATTAGTTGGTCTTCACTCATCTCCGTCACTTATTTTTTCCTCATTAGTTGTACTTGCTGTTTCTTCCGCTTCGTCTGTCGGTTCTACAGCATCTTCGTACTTATGCCTAATCTTGGAAAAGTCCTCCATAATGATTTCGAGTTGATCTCCTGTCCAGTCTTTACGATAGTTTAGGATTTCTTCATTACGACTGTTAACGAATTTAAGTCTATTACCTTGTTGTGTTAGAATACCTTGTTTTTCAAACAAGTCTACTAATCCACTGTAAGGATCCATACCTGTTTCGTATGGAATCTTAACCTGTACGCCTTCAAAAGGTTTTGCGTAACGTGTTTTCATTACCTTACAAGCGGCTCTGATACCACGCACATCTGTTACCTTTTTACCATCTTCATCTTCTTTTAGTTTTAGTTTTTTCATTGCTACAACAATAGACGAAGCATACACAAATCCTTGTCCACCTGAGATTTTATCATCAGGATCAAACATATCTTGTGAAGCGTATGTGTGGTTAGTACATACCATACCTACATTGTAACTACCAAACATATTAACACAGTTACGTACAAGTGCTGTTAGTGCCTTAGGCTTACGACCCATGTCACCTTTCAAATCACCCTTACCAAACTGATCAACATCTGTTGGAGTTAACAACATACCTAATGAGTCAATAACAAACAATACTTTTGGTCTATCATTTGCATCTACAGCATCATAATCTGATCTGTAGTCTTTCATAAACTCACTAATAGTTTTTGCTACATCGTCGATCATACTCATCGACAAACGTAGAAGTTTATCTTCTGCTGTGTCAACACCTAATGCTTTAAGCCACTTTTCATCAAGTGCGTTCTCTGAGTCAACTAGAACTACAAAGATACCTTGATCTTGTGCGGCCTTTACAATGTTACCACTTGCAAAATAAGATTTACCTGCACCGGATTCACCAGCAAACACCGTAACCTTACCTAAGGGGATCCCTTTGTGGAAATCCCCAGAGATAAGATAGTTAAGTGCGTAATTGCCGGTCGAAACCCAGTCAGTTGGATCGTTAAAACCTACACCAAGACCTGTAATGCTCTTGGTAAGATTCTTACGAAATTTACTAACGTCGAATGGTTTCGCCATGATTACTCCTTATTAAGATTGACGTGAACGAATCATTGCTAAAATATCATTAGCACGTTCGCTACTTGGTTTGTCTTCTGTTGCACTTGCAGTAGTTGCCGCTGGAGCAGGTTCTGCTACAGTTTCTGCTACTGGTTCAGGTGCCGGAGTAGGAGCCGGAGTCGCCGCCGCTGGTGCCTTACTTGCGTTTGGATCACCAGTTGGAGCACTCATGCCAGGAGCACGAAAGTACTGCCCCCAACGCTCTGGATCATATGCTTCACCATCAACAGATGCTTCGAACATTTCTTGAATAACTTTAACTTCAACGTCAGTTGGCTTTTTAGGTAAAAAGTCATTAAGGTTATACAATCCATGTTTATCGATTGCCGCTTTTTCTTCTTCAGTTAAAGCACGTTCTCTACGTGACCACTGTGAAGTCGAATAATCAGCATATCCACCTTTAGATGTTTTCTTAACACGGAAGTCAACACCACGTACATAATCTGTAGGTAGTTCTTCCATCTCTGGATCCATCAAAGCACCTTTAATGATTTGGAAAATTTGTGGACCAATAATAAAACGTCTAATTGGATTTTCTGG